AGTGAAAACTGTAGCTGGTAAGAAAATCCCTTGGGCAGTAATGTCCGTGTCGGTTCGAGCCCGACCCGCGGTACAAAGTAGGGGAGTTAAACGTAAAATCCTAAGAGTACAATCGACGGATTGCTTAGGTTGGGACCTTCAGCGCGTATGAAGGTGAAGCCCCTCAGATATGGACCAGTAGCTCAGCTGGATAGAGCATCTGCCTTCTAAGCAGACGGTCACAGGTTCGAATCCTGTCTGGTTCACCAATATCGATACGCTCCGTTCGTCTAACGGTTAGGACATTAGGTTTTCATCCTAAAAATAGGAGTTCGATTCTCCTACGGAGTACAACGGATTGATCTCTTAGCTCAGTTGGCTAGAGCATCTGACTGTTAATCAGAGGGTCCAGGGTTCGAGTCCCTGAGGGATCACCATATAGTCAAGTATCTCCTCAAGCTTATACCTTGTAGAAAGAGTAATTGGTCACATGAGAGTTCAAATCTCTCCTTGACTACCTGTGGAAGAAATTTAATTATATTAATGATATATAGTTTTCAACTAAAAAAATAATAAGTAATGAATTCTGAACAATCAAACAATGGAAACACTCAATTAAATAATGAGAGAGCAAGTCTCAACAATAGAGTTTCTAAGTTTATGATGCTTGGTAGATCCAAGAAAGTATTATGGGACGGTAGAAGAAGAAACCGCACCATTTAAAAGGTCGCCTTTGTAGCTCAGTTGGCTAGAGCAGCTGATTTGTAATCAGCAGGTCGTGGGTTCGAGTCCCTCCAAAGGCTCTAATATCCCCTGATTCCACAAAATATAGTTAGTTTGTCGTTATTCGAATTGTATTTGTCCAGGGGATATTTTTTATTAGATATATAGTCTAACGACAAACAATAACTATATAATATGTACATTTACAAAATTACAAACAATATTAATGGCAATTCTTATGTTGGGTTAAAAACCACAACACCAGAAAAAAGCGCTCAATATTATGGATCTGGTAAACTAATTCAAGATGCTGTATTTAAATATGGCAAAGAGAATTTTACCAAAGAAATATTAGAACGAGACATAGAAGATTTTGATTTCCTCTTAAAAAGAGAAACATACTATATTAACTTATACGATACCAAAAGAAATGGTTATAATATGACAGATGGTGGTTTAGGTATGCATGGTTATTCTATGACAGATGAACATAAACTTAATTTAGCTGAATCACTCACAAATCATAAACATAGTATTGAAACTAAGAAGAAAATCAGCGAAGCTGCCAAAAAAAGAAAAGGTAGGCCAGTTTCAGAAGCAACTAGAAAAAAACTCAGTGATGCTGCTAAAAAAAGATGGAAACAAATGAAGAAATAAACGTATAATATAGTATAAGCGAAAGTAGGCTCAGTTGGTAGAGCGAAAGCCTTCCAAGCTTTAGGTCGCCAGTTCGAACCTGGTCTTTCGCTCATAATCGAGAAATAAAGACAACTCGGGACAAGCATAAGAGTCCTTAAACAATGCAGGCCACTACCTCGCGAGCCTACAATAACATAAAACGTGGGGTCTGGGATTATAAAGGACATAACAAACCTACCCAGTAGTTTGACTAATTTTCATGTGGTAAGACACTAATGCGTTTTATTGAAGAGAAAGAAAAACCGTTAAAATCCAGTCTAACAAGTCTTAGTTAGGCGCAATATAGTCTGGTAGCTCAGTTGGTTAGAGTGTCGCCCTGTCACGGCGAAGGTCGCGGGTTCGAGTCCCGTCCAGACTGCCATTTTTACAATAGATATATAATCTAAATCATTATCATGACAGATCCTAAAAACGAACCAGACGTAGACTTAGAAAATTCAGAATACGATTCTTTTTCAATACCAAATAAATCGGAGTATATTGATGATGATTACGATTATTAAATCAAGGTAATATGCAAACACGAGTAATTTATATGAGTGGTAATGAATTTTCAGTAAACATTACTAAAGAAACCACTAAAGCCTTAGAAGATTTCGGTATTGAATATGAATTATTTGATGGTGTAAAAGGAAGAGATGGAATTAAAATTCTAAACAATCTTAATATAGTTCCATCTGCGTATGTAGAACAAAGAGATTGGACCGATGGTACAATTGGATGCTTAGCAAGTCATGTATTACTTTGGGAAGAATGTTCTCGTCAAGAAGAATCATATCTTATAATAGAACAAGATGGCGTTTTAATAAAAGATCCTAGATCACTTCTACCACTAATAGACACTGTTTGTCACTTAGATGCATATTTGCCATTTGATAATTCAAAAACAGCTTCAACTGCATTAGAATATTTTCAACTATATAATGAAAGAGTTGCTTTAGAAGAACCCGGTGTAAAGAACTATCCAACGAATAAATTTTATGATGATAATAATATAACAGGTTCATGTTTTAGAGGAACTTATGGATATATTATAACACCAAAGGGTGCAAAAGAAGTTTTAGATTTTATTAAAACTAAAGGTGCATTTCCTTCAGATAGATGTCTGTGTTCAAAGGCAACACATTTACAAAGATCTAATAGTACTTATGTTAGATTAAATCCATTTTTTAATTCACTTGATGTTCAACGAAAGTGGTCGCTTAGAATTCCGGGTGCTATTTAATTAATCATTTAAGATATATAATAAGTACGAAAGTACATTAAAAAAAATATATCTTATAATATGAAAAAGATAATTGGATGGGTATCAGGATTACTAAGAGATGAAAAGGGAACACCATCATCTAAAAGATTTATTGGAATTTTAGCAGGTATCACATTATGTGCCGCTTTATTTATTAATCTTTACACAGAATATCCAGTAGAACCTACAATCGTAAACGCAGTCGCAGCAATATGTATCGGTGGACTTGGACTAGCTTCAGCTGATAAAATATTCGGCAAGAAAAAAGAAGAAACAAAAGAATAAATTTAATTAAATGGAATTTAGTTTAGACAAAGTTATATCTGAAGAATATCGTGCTATGATTCAGGAAAATACTAAAGATATGCCATGGGGTGGAGCTGTAATAAGCTCTGTTCCTAAGATATATGAATATGCTTTAGAATATGACTGTAAATCAATTTTAGATTATGGTTCAGGAAAATCAGATTTTTTTAACACATTAAACGAATCATATCCTGATCATCAATTTAAGGTAAATCAATATGAACCCGCTAGGCCTGAATTCGAAATGGATCCAGAAGCAAGTGACATGACAGTTTGTGTTGATGTAATGGAACACATAGAACCAGAAAAATTAGAAGCAGTTTTAGATCACATTGCAGATAAAACTAATAAGATCTTATATTTTAAAGTATGTTTGTTGCCTTCTCATAATAAATTTAAAAATGGGCAGAATCTACATTTAATAATAGAAAATAAAGATTTTTGGTTAGATAAATTATCAAAATATTATAACTTAGATAATATTATTGCTGCACCTGGACATGTTTGGGGATTAGCAATAAAAAAATAAATATACTTAATATGAGTTGTTACACTAGAGAACAAATAGAAGAAGTAATGAAAGCCAAAGGCTACAAATACTTCACAGGAGGAGACTACGATGTTAATATCATTGGAGTAAGAAACTCAGAAACTAAAAATAAGGTAACAAATAAATTTGATGACTGTTTAACATTATCTTATAAAATAGATGGTGAATGGCAGTTTCATTGCTTTCCATGTACTACCGATCCTGGGACACATTGGGTAGAGAATGTACTAGATAAAAATGGAGTAGCGATACTTAAACCGGGTCAATATAGAGGTTCTCATACATTAAGATTACATGCTGGTAAATATTTAGCTTTAGGGCAACAAAAACCAGTTAAAGTATATCGAGACAATAATAGAGATGACAAATATGATTTGTTAGAAGAAAATGTACATGAAGGTATTTATGGAATTAACATTCATAGAGCTACAAGCAGAGCAGGTGGAAAATCTACACAAGTAGATAAATGGTCTGCAGGATGTCAAGTTATTGCCGATAATGATGATTGGCATGAATTCTTAGATATTTGCCAAATCGCTAGAGAAAAATGGGGTAACTCTTTTACTTATACTTTAATTGATTCAAGCGATATTTCTTAAACTTTTTTGAAAATAAATCACCAGGATTTTTTTATGTCAATTATTTGTGGTATATTAGTATTGTAATTGTGGCTGAGGGCTTGATCACTCTCTCGAACATTAGAGGCCTGATGGCAACGCGACCACCTCTAATGACAGTTACATCGGACAGACGCCAGGTGAAAAAGTAAATTTATGGCAATGTGGGAACTCAGTTCGCTGAGGTCGGTCAATCATAGGGAATACCGTTTAAAACAGAAATAGAGCCTGGTACCTACGCAACTTAAGAACGTGGGAATTGGTTAATTGAAGGTTCGACTCCTTCTCTGTCCGCAAAATATAAATCCGGAAACTAATTTGAAAATAATTAGCTCCGGATTTTTTTATGTCAAATATTTGTGGTATATTAGTAGTATAATTAAAAGCGAATAAGCCATGAATATTACATCAAAATTAAAAGCTGCATATGAAGGTGATAAAGAAGCCATTCATGAATTGAAGCAGATTGAAAAAGGACTTTATATTGTAGTCATGAAGCCTCTAGAAACAGTCCATGAAACGTATCGAAAAGATATTAAACAGACGATTAAGTCGAATTCTATTGTTTTAAAGCCAGGTAGATTTGGTGGTAGTAATGGAATTTGGGGTAGATTTCACAAAGGAAGTGGTTATGATAATGTTTGGATTAATGAAGCTGGTGAAAAATGTTTTTATGATTTTGCAGAAGTGCACTTAATATGTGATGTATCACATTCTGTATATGGATATGAAAGAGTTTTAGAACATTCTCTAATTTCTAAAGTTGAACATATTTTTGGTGGTAAAGCAGGACAATCTGAATATTTTAAAATTGATAAGAATGATAAAGTTTTAAATAAGAGATTGGAGATTATCGAAGATGGTATTAATTCTATGATTGAATGGGATTCTCAACCTAATTCACCTAGAAAAATGACACATGGCCTTTAATATAAAAATAAGTCACTCCAGATTTTTTTATGTCGATTATTTGTGGTATATTAGTACTATAATTAAAAACTAATAGACATGAGTAATCCACTAAGACACCATTTAGCCAGATTAGAAATGATGATGGCAGAAGAAAGAGGAATTAACTTAAGCTACGAAGAAGCTTTAAATATCATAGACAAATCATAATGAGAAAAGCACCAAACACAGTTGATCATCAAGAATGGAACGAACAGTTCTTACCAATTATGTGGGCTTTTGTTCAGAGTTATCAAGCATCTAAAAATGATTTCTTAAAGAAGAAAATCAAAGAAGCTCTTAAGCGTACTATTTATAAGTGGACAGATTTACCACCTAAATATGTTTCTACTGAGATTATAAGACTTTTTGAAGAGAACAGTATTGAAGAAGATCCGTTTGATCTTATATACCCTGACCGTAAACTATTAGGCAGAGATGATAAAGGTAGAACTATTATGTTATGGGAACACACAACAACAAATCACGAAACTTATCAAACATTTGTTAAGTGTCAATCTCAAGAAGAATTAAAAGAAGCAATGTCAAATCATACCGGAGTTTGTTGGATTACTCGTGAAGAGGACAATAGATTAAATAAAAGTGGATTTAGATCAAATAGAGAAGACGGTTGGCAAGCAGTTTATGAAAAATGTAACATAAGCGTAATTGTTCGTAACTAATCTAAAAATAAATCACCCAGGTTTTTTTATCTCAATTATTTGTGGTATATTAGTAGTATACTAATGGAGGTTATTACCTCACTAAAAATCAAAATATGACAGTAGAACAAAGATTATCAAATTTAGAAACATCATACATTAAGTGGTCAGAAAAAGAAAACGGCTTTGGATGTGATGCTGGTTACGTTTGGTGGGAAAGAGAAAAAGATTGCCAAGAATGGTGTAATAAAGAAAAGACTTATGTACCTATGAGTACTACTAAAACACTTGTTACCATGAGATCTTGGGTAAAAAAACAAAAATCATTTTCATAATAATTAAAAAATAAAAACATGTCAAAAATTCCAAAAATTTACAAACATAACATCGAGATCACTAAACCTTGGTCAAGAGAGATGTATAAATATAATCAAGAAGTTTCTTCTCATATGATTAAAGAAATTGAATTTGCTATTAATGCGCTTAGTGATTTAGATACAGCTAAAACACTAGGTAAGATCATCATGTCATCAGGATATGGTTATGGTTTTACTTTAGAATCTATCAAAGAAGATCTTCTAAAAAATATCGATGGCATCGAAACATGGTGGTTAAACGAAATTTGGGATGATTTAATCATATCTAATTTTGTACAGCCTAATTTTGGTGAAGGCAATGAAGTATTTCATATCATTGGATTTGAATCAAAAGAAGAGATTAAAGAATTAAGAGCTAAATTTGCATAATATGAAAAAGCTGAAATCAAGATTACTGACTTATCTATTTACAGATTGGGTAAAAACTGAAGAAGATGTTGAAACTTTGATCATGACAAGAAATATGATTGAGCAACGTAAAAATAAAATTGTTGGCCACACGCCTATTATGGGTTTTAGAAGCCACTTAAATAGCGATTTATAATATGAGAAAAATAAAATCAATTGTACAAAATATAGATAGCGTAGATATTGTATTAACCATAGCCTTTGGATTATACATGATTCTACTAGTTAGTAATCTTTTAAAAATGATATAATTATGAGAACAGATTTCCAATTAATACATGATTTCGTTGAAGTTTCAAATTCAACTAATTCAAACACAGACAAAATAAATGTCTTAAAAGAATATAGCCAATATGAATCGGTTAGGAATGCACTGTACTACACATATAATACATATCTTCAATATGGTGTAACTTCAGCAAACTGTAAAAAGAATTCAGATTTGTTAGGTCATCCTAATACTTATGGTGATTTCTTTCTTTTACTTAATGACCTGAATGACAGAGTAGTCACTGGTCACAACGCAATTGCTAATGTTAATCGATATGTTTTAGAAAACTTAATGTTCGAGGATTTAATCTGGAACATTCTGGACCGTAATCTTAAGACAAGATCAACTGCATCTACTATTAATAAGGCAATTCCTAATCTTATTCCAACATTTGATGTTGCATTAGCAAAAGCATTTGATGAAAAAACTCAAAAGAAAGTTGATTGGAATGATGGATGGCAAGTTAGTCGTAAATTAGATGGATGTCGATGTATTTGTATTATTGATGGTGATGGAGAACCTAAGTTTTTCTCAAGATCAGGAAAGGAATTCTTAACACTTGATAATTTAAAACCAGAGTTGAGAGCATTGAATCTTTCCAATATGGTTTTTGATGGAGAGATTTGTATGTTAGATGAAAACGGAGATGAGGATTTCCAAAATATTATTAAAGAAATTAAACGTAAAGA